GTTTGAAGGAGCTACACTAGTTAAAGTATCAGGTTTAATTACAGATACAACTTCACCACTATATGTACTTACAGGAGTAGGAGCGATTAATACTGTAGTGTTATCTCTTCTAGCATAGTACTTAGGCTGGGCAACTGATGCTGATACCGGCCAATAATCATTAATAAATTCATCAGTTCTCATTAGCAGGTTAATCTTACTGCCATTAGAAACGATATTAATATTCTTAACTATTCTAGTATTAGTTGGGAGGGTAACTTGATTAACATTGACTGTCACTGTGAGTGCTGTATATATAGTTAACCCAGAGTCGTCTAAGTCTTTAACTAAACGCTCCTCTGCTCTATCAACCATTTTAGGAATATAGGCTAGAAACTCAGCACTTGTATTCTCACATGCAGCTATAAGGTCATCAACTAAGGTTATATAAGTACCCATGATAAAGACTTAACCGTAGAAGATTGTGGCAGTTGCAGCTGATGTAGGCGCAGAGAGGAATACCTCAGAAGCCATATATACACCTCGTTCAGGAATACCTATATCTGCATTTGTATCACCTGTTAAAGTTGTAAATCTAATATTACTACCTTTAGTATTTCCATAAACATCTGTAGCTACACCTGTAAATAAAAAGGTTCCTATACCACTAGTGTTTATACCTCTAATTCTAGTTCCTGAAAGAGTTACAGAACTAACTGAATCTACTAACGGACCTGAGCCTACTCTATAAGCTACTCTAACATTGGTTGACATATCTTTACTATCCTTACTTATATGTATACAAGCTACATTATACCCTAAAGTTTAATAGGATACAAAAAGAAAAAGGATATCAGAAGAGTTTTTAAGCTCCCTGATATCCTCCTATTTCTTTCTCTCTTTAGTGTTTAGTTATAGAGAAAAATTCTTATGCTCCTTCGGCGCCATAATAAGAACGCCAATCACTGAACCCAAAGCTATAACGCTCTCTAGCTTTATAACGAAGGTTACCTGTATCAAAATCTGGTTCCATTTTAGTTTGTAGTTTAGTACGTACAAACATCTTAGCCCCGTTTGGACAGTCAGTTTTAATAAAGTAAGCATTAGTGTCAGTAAATCTACGGTTAACGTAATAACCGTTAGGAACTGCACCCTGATTCTTGATTGCATTAATGTCATTCACATTAGTTACACTTGAACCACCTAGTGTGGTTGACAGTGTGCTATTCAAGATTTGATCAGCAGTGAAGATTAGATCAACAGGGATATGAAGTGATTTAGCTTGTGCGCCAATCAAGATACCTCTGTCATCTTCAGCTTTCTGAACTAAGATCAAAGCAGTCTCAAGAGCAGCTTCTGATAAATCAGCTGCGTCCAAGAGATTAACCTGATCCCCATCACCTACAGTAGGGTGATTGTCACTGAAGAATGCAGCACCATCCCCACCGGGGAAAGCTGTACTGAATGAATTATTGAACACGTCTGCAGCTTTAACCTGCTTAGTGTTTGCCATAGCTCTAGCTAAGCCTTTAGCACGTAGCTTAGAGAACGTATCATATAAGTTATCTTCCATTGCTTCTTCAGTGATAGCAAATGCAAGTGCTACAGTTTCAGCCGTATAACGTGCAGTGTAGCCTTCTTGTGCGTCGTCATACTGAACTCCTGCGCCTTCACTCTTAGTAGGTGCAGTACCAAATCCTGTAAATAGAACTTCTTCTTCAAAAGCTCTATCGCTTGATTCAACATCAAATAAGGCTGCGTGCTCATCGTCAACACTACCATATTCAACACCAAAGACAGCGTTAAGACCGGGAAGGAGTTCTTTGGAAATACTCGCTCTGTTAATAGCCATTAGTTATTATCCTCCTTTCCTATACTACGGTTGATGTACCAGCAGAAAGATATGCATCAATATGCTCATTGATACGTACTTCTACTTGTAAAAAAGCTCGTTCCGCTGCAACATCAATATCATTGCCGGGAGCGTCGATTAACCCTACAATTCTAAGTGCTTTTTGTGTAGTAGCTCTAGTAGTAGCTTCTAAACCAAAGCCTGACTTACCAGTTGTAGTACTACCTGCACCTAATGTAACATCAAAGTTGATATCATATAAATCACCTAGACTAACTGATGCATCAGCTTGAACTGCGAATGTAGCACGGGGATCATCAACTACCATAGCTCTAATATTAGAAGCTGAAGTACCTGAGGGCCAGTGCCTAGACCATTTAGGCTCACCGTCCTGTTCATAGTTACAACCCATGAACACACCAGTAATCTTTTCAGTTACAGCGGCGTGAGGTCGAATAAATCCTAGTGAAGTACATACTAAATCACCTGTGAAGATATTAACATTTGTTGCGCTTGCAATACGATATTCTGACATCCCCCCAGAGTAGGCACCGCTACCTCTCATACGGAGAGGTCTGAAGCCGTTTAAGGCTTTACTTGTAGTCATAAACTTTCCTTTCTCTCTCTAGTTTATAATGTATATCTAAAATAAGAGGGTAAGGAAATAATCAGGTATCTTAGTCTTGAAAAGATGCCTGTCTCCCTCTACTTACTTTAGTTTTACTATTGTTACTAATAGGCATTCTAGAATCAGAAGAATTCATCAACTGATCATTAACAGCTTGCACTGCCAGCCTACTTTTGTTCTGATAGAACTCTTGGCGTGATTGGGCTAATTGAATTGGCATCTTAGCCAATGCTAAGTCTCCACGGCAGACTGCGCCCTCATACCTATTACCTGCCTCCCTCACGAAGGAGTTCTGAACAATCTCTGGGACTTCTTCTGCTTGAACTATTTCCCATCCTTCAGAAGTACGTTTACCTACATTATTGTAGTCATCGTCATTCTTAAGTAGGACTCTAATCCACCGTAGTTTCATCCCTTGGCTGGCGAACCTTCGTGTAACGCCTTCTGGAATATCAAGTGGACTATACTCTTTAAATTCATGCCTTTCAGAATTTTCCCGATTAGATGATTCATTAGTACGTGATGTGTTTTCCCGTGTCATTCTTTAGTTTCCTTTATGTCTTCCACGCTTTGTGTTCTATCTTTAGTATTAGATATCATTATAAACATCAGTATATTCGCCGTCAGCCTTCTCAGTCTTAAGCTTTTCAGCGGCATACTTATCAAGAGGAATCCCCCATTTTTGAGCTAACCGGACATCGTCCTTAGTTAGCTTGACTCTGTTTTTACCAGAGCCTTGGGCGTTTTTAGGTGTACGTGATGCACCAGCTACAACTTGAGCAGAACTTGACGTTACGTCCTGCAAACGAGGAGTCTCGACTTGAGTCTCCGGTAACGGTTGTTGAGATTGAAATCTTGCAGGATACTGACCTCTAAGACGAGTATCAATTTCCTTATAGAAATCTTCATCTTTAGGATCATATCCTTCAGATTTCAACGCAGCATCAATTGTGAGTGCAGCTGTTGTTAACATCTGGTCTTGTCCAAACCATGAGTTATTAGTTGCCCACTCTACAGCTTTAGGATCATACTCAGAAGCATTATTATTTTGTTCCTGTTCAGCGGTAGCTTGAGCCGCTTCATTACTCTCCAAGCTATTATTGTATTGATCCCAAGCCTGTCTCTGCTGATTAACTTGATTTAATTCTGCATAGTTCTTACTCATAGCTTCTTGAGCCTTGAGCATCGAATCTGTATCGCCTTGGTCTACAGCTTGCTTATACGCAATCTTAGCATGTTCAATCCCCTCAGTAAGCTGAGATTCTGAACTTTCAATATTAGTTTTTAAACTTGTAGATAGTTGTCCATCACGCTCCTTTACGGAACTCTTAAGATTTGAAACCTCTAACTTAAGTTTATTTAATTCTTCATCCCGCTCTTTACGTTGCCGGATTAGTTGCTTAATTCTTTTCTGAGCACCCTTAGTTTCGATGCCCTCTAATTCTTCTGGTTCTGATACTTGTTTTGTCGGTTTAGTTTTAACTTCATCAGTATCTTCATCTACTACTGCATATTCAATTGGTTTGGCAGCTTGTATTTTTTCTTCTTCTTCAGCGCCTAAACCATCATCAGGCAGTTCAAATTCTACTTTATCTTTATCAGCGAGAGCATTGGGAGTGATCTCATTCCACTCTTCTGTTCCCTCATCTTCTTGAACCATTGACATATTATTTTATTCCTTCCGTTGGGCAGCGGGTTCCCATACGAGTTCTATACGCTGTACTTTTAAAGTATACCTTATAAACTATATGATATACAAATACTAATTAGATAGGTTGTAAGTTGTATCTAATACATGAGGGTCTTCAACCTTCATTATAACTTGATCATCATAGATCAATAAGAGCTTATAACCCTTATAGACAAACTTCTGTCCTGTCATCTTAGCATAACAAACATAGTCTCCAATCTCACACCATGGTCCTAAAGGAAACTTATCCTGATCGTCATAAGCTAGACTACCTAAACCAATTACCCTACCTACTGTAGTTAGATAGGCAATGTCATCAACTACCTTATCAGGCATTATGATGCCACCTTTAGTTTCTTTCTTAATAGATACAGGTCTAATTAATACATGATATCCCGGTAATACAGGAAGTTCTTTAGCTGTTAAGTCTTCAACATCATCTGGAGTAATCCATAATGAGTTATCCATTGCTTTACCCATTGGTACATTTTGCATGTTATTATTATTAATCCTCATCTTCATGAATACGATGTTTTACAATATGCTGTAAAGAATCCTTAGCCATATTTAATCCAGCTATCTTACCTACAGCAAGCGAGTATTCATTATAATTCTCAGCGTGTCCTTCTGCAAGGGAAATCTTAAGATCGTCAATACTTTTATTTATATGATTTGTAATCTCATCCCAAAGGTTCACTTGCTGTACTAGTCCTTCTTATTATTCTTAGCTTGAAGTTCTAACATCTTAGCCATCATATCAGCAGCTTTCAAAGTTTGACTATTATCTAATTCATCTTCCTGTTGAGCTAAGTCAGCTAGAGCTTTTAATGCAGTGTTAACAGTCTTGTTGTGTCTATCCATTTCTTTCTCTTCCTTAGTGCTTGTAAGCTCAGCACCAGATTTGAACATGTCCATTTTAATCTGTAGTTCTTCTAAGTCTAGTTCTCTGTTCTTAAGTTCAGCCTTAGCACTTTCAGATGCTGTATCAGCTTGTAGTTTAGCAGCTTCAAGTTGTACTCTCTGCTCTTCAAGCTTAACCATCTGTGCTTCAGGTGTCAATGCATTCTGCTGTTGAGCTTGAACTGCATTAGCTTGTTGAACTTCAACTGCAGCTTGAGCTAGAACCATCTCCATAACTTTAGGATCATTAGGATCAACACCTGCATTACTAGCTTCTTCACCGTACTTAGAAATGATATCTTTAGCTACACCATTAACTTGTTCCTGATACTTAAGTAATACATGTTCCTGCATATTAGCTTGTAAAATAGGTACAATGCGTTGCATTGCAGGGTTACCACCATTCATAGGGTCTTGTAGGAAAGCTGTCTTAGCTTGTAAATGAGCATCATGATTCTGTCCTACGAAGGCTTTAATAGCTAACCCTTTAACTGCAGCTGCTACATCTGAAATAGGATCAAGAGGAATAGGCTGTGGCTTTCTAGGCATAATCTTATCTAAGTTAGGAATATTAGCAGCTGATAAGATAGTTCTATTTAGTTCTTCTACATTGAACATGCCGGGAGGTGCAGCTTGTGACAACTGAAGTGCCATCTGTGCCATCATCATTCTATGTGCTGAAGAGGGAATGTTCGGATCAGAGACAGGGATGATATCAATTCTACCATCAAAGTCAGATTTAGATATTAAAAGGGAACCATTAGCTACATCAATTGAAGATGAATCAGGTAAATATTCATTATTAATTCTACCTAAGATTTTAAACTCATCTCGTTGAGCCTTATGGATTCTTTTATGAACTGCTGTAAAGAACTTACTACTAGCTTCTAATAGAGCCATTGTAGTTCCTACAGGGCCATAGTTAGCCCCTTCAGAAATAACTTGCTCTGTAGTGTCAGCAAACTTCTGTGCAGCGCCAGCTACGAAGCCTAGCATCTGGAATAGAGTTTGTGAAGGTTCTTTATATGGCAGAGGAATGATCATCTTAGAAAGATCATTACCTACAGATTCAACTTCTTTGAATTCACCGGGAGCTATAGGATCATTGTCACCTACAATCCGTAGACCTTTAGCTTTGAAACCGCCGGGTAGATTTGCAAACTGTCCTGCATCAACTAAGCCTCTCATAGCTGCAGTTGCAGTCATAGTTAAGTTACCTAATAGATGGATCAATCCTAAGCCATAGAAGCCAAAGCCGGGTACATATCTGTAATGTGTGAAGAAGAGCTTCTTCTCTTTACGCTTATCGCTTTCATTCCAATTCCTTCTAATTGAAAGAATCTTTCTGCTAACCTCTTCTATAGTTACAATATAAGGACACATGTCCATATCT